GTTAAGAAGGGGCTGATTGAACGTGGCTGGTCTATCAACGATTTAGCTGAGAGAATCGGCAAGTCAAGAACCAGGGTATCCGGAGTTGTGAATGGCCGGATTTACTCGGATTCGATTGCAAGTGCAATCAGTGACCTTCTCAACATCGAAAAGGCATCAGCGTCCATGAAAGAAGCAACCAGAGATTGGTGTATGGATGCAAGAAAAGCCATGATTGACCTGGATATGAACACAGGGGAGCTGGCTGATAAGACTGGTTACTCTACACAATATCTGAATGCAATTATCTGTGGCAGATGCTATTCGCCACCGGTTATGAAAGTGATAAGCGGTGCGCTCGGAATCCAGGAATATCAAGGGAAACAGGATTCCTCTAAAGACAGTTAAATTGTAACAGGAAAGATGGTGTGAAGAAATGGGAAGAGGCTCTACGAAAGGTAATGAAAATGTGTATTTTGTTGCCAGAAAAAGGGCAGCAATGTACAACGAGAGGCTATACTCCAGAGAAGGTGCGGCGGAGTTGCTTGGCATATCTGTTTCAACACTCGCAGATTATGAGTTGGGAAATACGAAGGTAGTTCCGGTAGACAAGGTGGTTCTCATGGCGGACCTCTATAATGCACCGGAGCTGAAAACTGGGTATTGCAAGCATGAATGCCCGATATGCAGTTATCTTCCGGTTGCAACAGAGGCGAAAGGCCTGGAAGGGATAACCCTTCGGCTGATGAAGAGACTGGATTGCGATGAGCTGAACCGCATCAAAAAAGAACTCGTAGACATTACAGAAGATGGAATCATCGACGAAACGGAGAAGCCGGAGCTGAAAAAGATCCTGGCTTTTTTAGATGAAGTTGCGGAGTCCATCAGTGAGCTGAAAATCGTAGGCGAGAAGTATTTGAAGAAGGTGTGAGTATGGACGTACAGAAAATGCTTGAAATTCTGAAAAGAGATTACGGAATTGAGAGCAAAGAGGAACTGATAGAAAGATTTGAGTCCAGCAAGGGAATCAACATCGGAATTTTCACTGAACGGAGGCAGACAGCATGAGAAGCAGGGTTATGAGACGTAGGATGCACAGGGTTCTGTGGAAGAAGCTGAGTAGAATCTACGCAGTGGATATGGCAGAAGTCCTAGGCTGGATAGAATACATAAGCATCACGGGAATTTTCCAGTGCTTCTGTATTGTGATGGCTTGTGAGCAGAGAGGCAGGGTAGCTTTTGGAGGAGGGTATTTGATTCTTCCGGCGGCGATACTTGCAAGACTGTGGATTCCAGAAATGATACAGAGCGTGAGCAATGTTCTGGAGATGCCGGATGAGGAAGAGGAAGATGTGTGAGATATGCGGACAGAATCCTTGCCATCCGAGATGCCCGAATGCTCCGGAACCGAAAGAGGTTCATATCTGTTCGGAATGCCTGGAAGGAATTTATCCGGGCGACAGATTCTATGAGAGCTGCGGAAGTTATGTGTGTGAGGAGTGCTTAAAAGGCATGACGATTGATGAAATATTTGAATTACTGGGCGAGAGCCTGGAAAAAGCATAGGAGGTAGGATATGGGACAGATGACCGTAGAACAGTGGTACGGCACGATAAAAACCGGACTAACGAAGAAGCTGACCGAGAACAAAGAAGCGTTACCGGCCGGGTTTAATCAGCAGAGATTTATTCTGAATTGCATTACGGTAATCCAGGATATGATGAAGGACGATAAGAAGAAAGCACAGTTGGAGAAGATCAATCCGGAAACTATCCCGGTTTGCCTGGCAAAAGCGGCATACCTGGGACTGGACTTCTTCAACGGCGAGTGTTACGCCATCCCGTATGGTGGAAACCTCAGTTTTCAGACCGACTACAAGGGCGAAATCAAGCTGTGTAAGCGGTACAGCAAAAATAAGATTAAGGACATTTTTGCCAAAGTAGTAAGAGAAGGGGATGAGTTTTCAGAAACCATTGACATCGGACGGCAGAACGTGTATTTCAAACCGATTCCGTTCTCTGACAAGGATATGGTCGGCGCATTTGCGGTGGTACTTTTTGAAGATGGCTCAATGATGTATGACACCATGAGTAAGAAGGACATCGAGAATGTAAGGAACACCTATTCCAAGGCGAAAGACAGCCAGGCGTGGAGAAGCAGTACCGGCGAGATGTACAAGAAAACGGTGCTGAGAAGACTGTGCAAGCTGATTGATTTGGACTTTGACAATATAGAGCAGCAGAAAGCCTACGAAGATGGCGGAGATGCGGTATTCAATCAGCAGTCACTTCCGGGAGCAACAACGGGACAGGCATTGTTGCCGGAGAACGATAAGCCGGTAGATGCATTTGCAGCGATGAAAGCACAGAAGCAGGCTGAGCCGGTTATTGACGGAATGGTTTTGGAAGAGGCGTAGGAGGTAGTGACATATGGTTTTGACGGCAGAAAATTATTATAGCAAAGAAGCGAACAAAGAGTATATGAGCGTGTCCCAGTATAAGGATTTCGCAGGGACATACGGAAAGATGGCATGTGAATTTTCGGCGGTTGAGAAGCTGGAAGAACGGTGGGCGCAGAAAAAGACCACGCCGCTTCTGGTGGGTTCTTACGTGGATTCCTACTTTGAAGGAACGCTCGAAGAGTTCAAGAAGGAGAATCCGGAAATCTTCACTCAGAAGGGCGATCTGAAAGCAAATTATAAGCAGGCAGAGAGAATCATCGCCAGAATGGAGAGAGACCCGCTGTTCATGCAGTATATGAGCGGAGAAAAACAGGTCATTATGACAGGAGAGCTGTTCGGGGCAGAATGGAAAATCAAAATTGACAGTTTTGTGAGAGGAATTGCCATTACGGACCTTAAGGTTATGGCATCGATCACTAAGCTGGAGTGGGTAAAAGACATCGGTTATTTAGATTTTGTGCGGTACTGGGGCTACGATATCCAGGGTGCAATATACCAGGAAATTGCGTACCAGAATACTGGAGAGAGACTGCCATTCTACATTGCGGCCGGAACGAAGGAAGAGGAGCCAAACATCGAAGTGATTCAAGTGACGCAGAACTATCTCGATGAAGCGAAGCACATGGTAGAAATGAATATGCCGAGAATCCTCAGAGTGAAGAACGGAGAGGCTGAGCCGGACAGATGCGAGATGTGCGATTGTTGTAGGCATACAAAGGTTTTGAAGAGACCGATTTCAATTACGAACCTGGTAGCCGGAATTTAGGCGGTGAGTAGATGGCAGATAACAAAAAATACTATTACTTGAAATTGAAGGAGGATTTCTTCGATTCTGATGAAATGCTGCTTCTCCAGGGAATGAAAGACGGCTATTTGTACAGTGACATACTGATGAAGATGTACCTGCGGAGTCTGAAAAACGAAGGGCGGTTGATGTACAAGGACTATATCCCATACAGCCTGGAGATGATCTCGACGATTACGAGACACCAGGTAGGGACGGTAGAACGTGCGATGAAGATTTTTGAGCAGTTGAAGCTGGTAGAGGTACTGGATAACGGTGCAATCTACATGATGGATATTCAGAACTTCATCGGGCAGAGTTCTACAGAGGCGGACCGGCAGAGGAAGTATTATCGCCGCATCCAGGACGAGAAGAAACTGAGCGGTTCCCAGGCACCGGAGGCATTGATTCCGGAGATGCAGGAACCGGAGCAGGAGAAGCCACCAGCAGAAAAGCCGCCGAAGCCGAAAAAGGCAACGGTAAAGAAGGAAGACACGATGCAGCTCTATGAGCGTCTGGTTCCGGATTACGCACTCGGCGGAGAAATCAGAGAAAAGATGCGTGAATGGTGTACATACAAGATTGAACGCAAGGAAGGTTACAAAGAGCAGGGCATGAAATCCCTTCTCCGGCAGGTAGAGAAGAAAGTAGCAGAATTTGGAGAAGGCCGGGTGTGCGATTTGATTGAGGAATGTATGTCAAATAACTGGAAAGGCATTATCTGGGATAAAATGACGCAGATTCCGCAGAGATCAGCAGGGGATCGGATTCAGAACAGAGTGAGTGAGGTAGATAACTGGTAATGACAAGAGAGGAGTTCAAAACGCTTGTTAAGGGAATGAAAGCTGTATACGCACAGCCGACATTCATTCCAGACCAGGATGCTTTCAATGTATGGTTTGAGTTGCTGAAAGATATTCCGTATCAGCAGGCCAACGTAGCAATCCAGAAGTATATGCTGACAGAGAAATTTCCACCAACGATAGCAGACATCAGAGAAAAGGCAACGCAGATTGTTGAGAGCGTGGATAGCAGCATGAGTGAATTGGAGGCATGGTCTTTGGTAAGAAAGGCGGTCAGAAATTCCGGGTATCATTCAGTGGAAGAATTTGAGAAACTGCCGGAGGCTTGCCAGAGAGCCGTAGGAAGTGCGGCAAATCTGAAAGAGTGGGCGTCGATGGATTCTGAAAGGGTAGAGACGGTAGAGCAGTCTCATTTTATCCGGAATTATAGGACAACAGTGCAGAGAATCAGTGAGGAGAAAAAACTGCCGGAATCTATCCGGTTACTGATTGCCAGCATGAGAGACAATGCGTTGGAGTTGGAAAAGAAAGAGCAGCCTGCGCTCGAAGTTAAGAAGCAGGAGGAAGAAAAAACAGATCCAGAACCTGGAATGTCTGAGGAAACGAGGGCGAAGTTCCAACAGGTCATGCGGAACTTGCAGGGGAAGGTGTGATATGGAGGTGAAGTGACGTATGGATATGGCAGAGATTGGAGCGAATATCCGGAGTTGCAGGACAGAAAAGAATATGACGATGGAGGACCTGGGAAAAGCAATCGGCAAGAGCCAGTCAGCGGTAGCGGATTACGAAAAAGGCAGAGTAGACATCCCGGCATCCTCCCTCATCAAAATTGCGGAAACCCTGGAAATCCACCCGGCGAAGCTATTCGGTATGCAGACAGCGGATGAACAGTTTGAGCCGGACGCCACGCTGAGAATTTTCAATGCGGAGGACAGACGGACTATTGCAGGAATCCTGGTAATGAACGGTTATACAACCCGGCATATCAAGGTTGCGAGAGAAGGAAAGAAGAGTAGCTGGTACTGCATCCAGGCTATGCTTGAGGAAAGCAACCTGGGAAGTCAGTAGGAGACGGACATGAAAAAAGCGAAGTTTACGGTGTACGGGGAGCCGAAAGGAAAAGGCAGACCGAGATTCAATACGAAGACCGGCCATGCCATAACCCCGAAAGATACGGTGTCCTATGAAAATCTGGTAAAGCTGGAATGGCAGACAGCCTACGGGACAGAGAGTTTTCCGAAAGAGGCGATGCTGGATATGCGGATTAAGGCGTATTACCGGATTCCTAAGTCGGCATCGAAGAAAAAAAGAGCTGCGATGCTGGCCGGAGAGGTGCGTCCGACCAAGAAGCCAGATATGGATAACGTAGTAAAAATTATCGCTGACAGCCTCAACAACCTGGCGTATTACGATGATACACAGATTGTTGACTGCCAGTGCCGGAAGTTCTACTCAGAGAATCCGAGAGTAGAAGTGACGATTATAAATTTGTCGAAGGAAGAATAGGAGGAAATTCACAGTGGATGAAAAAATGGAAATAAGGCTCGTGAATCCAACGGAAGACGGATTCTTGCAGAGGATTGACTGGAACAAAGCAGAGCTGGAGGCGAATGTCAGAAGCATCGTGGCAGCATACCAGGGCTTAGTGTATACGGAAGATACGGTATCGGATGCGAAGAATGACAGAGCCGCCCTTAGAAAATTGCTCAATGAGATTGAGGACAGAAGAAAGCTCGTTAAGAAAAAGTGCATGGAACCGTATGAAGCGTTCGAGAGCGATTTGAAGGATGTAACGGCACTCATCAAGGAGCAGATCGACATCATTGACGGACAGGTAAAGGAATATGAGAACAGCGTAAAAGAGGAGAAGAAAGCCAGATTGCAGGATGTATATACTGAGGCGATCGGAGAACTGGCAGAGGTTCTTCCTTTTGAGCGAGTGTTTGAGGCACAGTATCTGAATGTGAGCTTCAAGGAAAGTAAGGCAGCAACCGAAATCCAGGAAAAGATTCAGAGAGTAAAGAGTGACCTGGCGGCCATTGACGCACTGGATAGCAAGTACAAGCTGAATGCGAAAGACGTATATGTGAGAACACTGGATATGTCCCAGGCCATGGCTGAGAACGCCCGTCTGATTAAGTTTGAAGAGCAGATGGAGGCAGACCGCAAGAGAAGAGCAGAGGAAGAGGAACGCCGGAGAGCCGAAGCAGAAGCCAGAGCCAAAGAAGCAGAGGAACGCAGACGCCAAGAGGCAGAAAGAATCGCTGCGGAACGTGCGGAGAGAGAAAAAGCACTGGCAGAGCAGCAGGCCCAGGAGGAAAGAACTTCGGAATCTGGCTACAATACACCGGTTCCGGATAAGGCGGCAGACGTGCAGAATGAGGAACCGGCAGAAAAGCCGGCTGAAAAAGAAGTTCTTCCGGAGGAGAAGAAATACAAGGCAACCTTCTATGCGATTGGTACGCTCCAGCAGTTGAAGGATTTGCAGGAATACATGAAAGAACATAATATCCAGTTCGGAAAGGCGGGTAAGTAGGATGAGCGATTTTGTGAAAGAATTGAATTTTGATGGCGATACCTTTAATGACATGAAGAGAGATATGAATTTTGTATTACAGCGACTGCTCGGTAATATGCAGGAAAAGGAATGCCAGGAAGGAACACTGACACTGAAACTGGATGTATCGCTCGTGAGAGAGTATGTGCCGAATTACAATCCAAACATTCCCGGAGAAAGCAGAGAGATTGCGAAGCCGAAGTTCAGCCACAAGGTAACAAGCCAGATGAAGGTTGAAGATATGAAGAAGGGCAATTTGGATACCGAGATGGAACTGTTCTTGAATGAGGATACCGGGGAGTATGAAATGCGGCCGGTAGCCGATACAACACAGAGAAGTATCTTCGATGCAGACTACAGAGATGTGACGGAGCCGGGACCGGCAGGAATTGAGCCGGATATTGCCCCGGAGTACATCGAACATCCGGAACTTCCGGGAGAGGTAGCAGATGAACACGCCCTTCCTGGTCCGGTGGAAGAATACGAGGATGCAGACGAGAGCGTATATGACGATTCTACGGGCGATAACCCGGAAGATACACAATTTACTGATGAAACCGATTTAGACGGTGCAGGGGACGGCACAGAGATTACAAGTGGCACTGAGGAAGATGAAACCGACACCGAAGATGATGAGTATGGATATGATGAACCAGAGGAGGAAGAGTAAATGAATTTAAGAGATTTAGTAGGCAGAATGGCAATCAGAACAGATAAGGTGCGTGAGGTAATGCCATGGGAAATGGAACGTGCGTTTCGCTTAGATTTTATGGTTCCTGTACCGACTTTCGATAGAGAAAAGTATATGGACGAGCCAGTAAGAATCCTGGCAGTGGAAGGGAGCCAGGTTGTTATTGAGAAAGATGGAAAGAGAAAACTGTTGGAGAGAAGATACATTGATGAACGCTGGACGGATTATGAGAGACTTCTGCATCCGGAAGAGGAAGAGAAAGAAAAAGCAGAGAAGCTGATGAAGGAGTTCGAGGTAGCAGCGGAACCTATCAAACATTTTCTGACAGAACATTATGACCCGATGTGTACGGCGGTGATCTTCATGGATAACATCCAGATTTTCAGAGGAGAACTGGGCGAGCCGATTCAGAATATCTGTTGTCGGTGCGGAGCAGAGGTCGAAGAAGAAATGAAGGGATAATACATGGATAAAAGACCGAGAAAAGAAGACGGGTCATTATTCACATCGTGTAAATCGTGCGGAGTGCCGCCGGACAGGTGCAAGGGCTTTTGCATTTTTCAGAGAATGACGGCAGAAGCAGAAAAACAGAAACAGGAGGAAAAGTCGAATGGCAAAATTTAATATCGAAGTAGAACTTGACTGGATGGATGAAGAGGCATATTCCATCGATGATGAGCTAAGAGAACGGATTGTGGAGGGCGTGGAAAACGCCCTTCTGGAAAAGGCAACGAATGAAGCTGTAAAGGCAGTGGATAATAAAATAGCAGAGAAGATTCTGGAGGCAGAAGAAACGATACAGGCAACCGTATACCAGTTTATTGCGAATGTGTGCGAGGAGAAGATTGGAAAGATTGTTATCCCGGAAAAGAAAAGCACCTGGAGCGATGAAGTAACGTACAAGCCTCTGTCTGAATACGTGGGAGAGAGATTTGAACTGTTCCTTACAGAAAAGAGATATGACAGGGATGGTCGCATTGCAAGTTATTCCAGTGACAGAAAATTATCCGCCGCCGGTTTGCTCACGAGTCAGTACCTGGAAGAGGAACTTGGAAAGAAGGTTGAAAAGCTGATTGCGAATGCTAAGAGAGAGGTAGAGGAATCTCTGATAAAATCACTGGAACAGAATTTGAAAGAAAACCTTGCGAAAGATACGATTGAAAGAATGAATATCCCGGAAGTGTTGAAGAAATTAAGCAGCATAGGAGCAAAGCAGGTAACCGGAACATCATTGCCGGAGTAAAGGAGGAAGGATATGAGTGATTTTATCATAGGGCATGTTACAGACCCGAAGGAAGGACCGTTGGACGGAGTGTACGCTGAGACGAAAGGTACATATACGAAGTTCAAAGGAACAGGAGCATTTCAGAAAGAGAAGAGAATCCTGCATCAGAAAGTAGCGGATGTCGGAATCAAGGCAAGTTTGCAGACCGGCATGGTAAGTATCAATGACAGAAATCGGAACCAGGCAATAGCAGTAAGCATTACAGAGATGGTTGCGGTTCTGAATGAGGCTTTGAGATACGGAACGGCAGGAATGGGAAAGAAGGTGCGGCTGTGATCAACAGGGCAAGCGAAGGAACGTGCCGTCAGTGTGGCAGAAGAATCCTGTGGGTGCGGATGAAGTCCGGAAAGAATATGCCGGTAGACATGGCACTGCATAATTACAAGAAGGACAGCACCGGGAAAGAGAAGATCGTCACGCCGGACGGAGAAGTAGTGACAGGAAGAATCCTGGTAGGCGAGCGTGGAGATGGAGCAGGTTATATTTCGCACTTCGCTTCATGCAAGAAGTACCGGAGATAAAAAGAAAAGCCGCCATATCCCCATGGCAGCTCCTCAAATGTTCGTAGATAGATTCATTATATGGAGCAGAGCAAGAAAAGTCAAGGAGGTATGGCGGTATATGGAAAGGCAGAGTGAGCAGGAACTGTTAGCAATCGCACCTGTGGAAACGGAGAGTCTGGAGGGAAACAGAATCTACCAGGTAACAGGGAGAGAACTGACACAGATAGCGGAAATATCTGCGAGAGAAGCGGTCAAAATGTGCAGAGAAGAGCGAAAAAAGACTGAAAAACGTGAGCAGAGTAACGCTGACAAGGTAAAAAGAACCAAGAAATTGTTATCAGACTACCGTAGACTGAAAAGGGAAATCCCGGAAAATGAAGAATTTACGGAAGGCGAGAAAGTAGAAAAACGGTGGGCGTTCCTAAGAGATTTGATGGGTTCGGCACATATCAATAGCCAGGAAAGCGTAGTAGAGAAAGAGGAAAAGCGCAGGGCGGAGAATATGTATTACATCAACCGGATAGAGCGTGCGATAGAGACGTACCGGGAGGAGTGCGAAACATCGAAAAAGCCAGAAGCTATGCGGTGTTACAGGGAAGTGTACGAATACTACATAGCGGAGGAAGAAAAGACGGTTGCTCAGATTGCGAGTGAGGAATGCGTGAGTGAGAAGACTGTCTATAAGGACATCGGTAACGCCTGCAAAATCATAGCGGTGTACCTGTTGGGTGTGTGAGAAAACTGGGTTCAAAAACAGTAGAAAATATGGAATTGACGAGGGTAAAATACCTGTGGTAACGTAGTAAGTGCCAAAAGCCCATATGTCACACCATAAAAATGGAGCACTGTGAATCGACTTTTCCTTCTCTGATGGCTGGGCGGTCTTCGGACCGCAAAGCCGGAGGAAGGGATTCTTAAAAAACGGTAAACAGCCTGTATTCCCTGTACTTAGGTAGGTAATCTGGTATAATTAAAGTATGGAAAACAACGGTTTTTCAAGGGAAAAGGAGCAGACGGACAATGGGAATTTATACGAGCAGATATAGCAACAAAGAGCTTGCAGATGGCAAATATTACTGTGTAGGAATCAGCATCGGGACGCCGAAATTCAAACTGGCGTACAGACTGGAAAACCAGTGCTACTCACTGGCACCGAAAGGGTATATGCTGAGAATGAACCTGGAAGATTTCAAGAAAGCCTATTACGAGAAGCTGAACGGCATAGGCAAGGACAGAATCATCAACATGGTTATGAAGATGGAACGTGACGCAGCGGCCCAGGGAAAGGATTTGGTCCTCCTGTGCTACGAGGATGTGAGAATCCCGGAAGATTGGTGTCACAGAACTGTTTTTGCTGAGTGGTGGGTGGAGAACACTGGAGAGATTATCGAAGAACTTCCAGACCCGAATCCCCCGAAGGGAAAGAAGGTAGCAACGACAAGTAAGAAGCCCGAAGTGCAGACGAAGCCAGATGATGGCTACCAGCAAATGAGTCTGTTTGGTATGGGCGCTTTAATATAATATCCGGAGCTGGTGTAGGCAGCACACGACTATTCCATAGTTGAGGCCCTGTTCATCGCAGGGCTCCGGTCCAAAAACAACGGCATCGCATCCGAAAGGGTACGGTGCCTTTTTTAATGCAAACGAGAGAAGGGAGAGTTGATAAGCAATGGCATTTTTCAGAGACCCAGGAGAGATGTTTTTGGGGTGCTTGGGTACGGTGGAGCAGAGATACTTGGTAAATCTGATAAAGAATGCTGCGAAGAACGGGTATACGAGGTTTGTGGAGCCATGTGCCGGAACATTCGCCATGAGCAACTTGGCAATCCAGAACGGGTATAAGCCGGAGCAGATTGAGACGAGCGATGTGTCTATGATGAGTTCGGTTATGGGGTATGCCATTACGGGCAAGCCACTTGATGAACTGGAGATACACGCCCAGGGATTTTCCGATGAGGAACTGTTGGACCCGGCGGTTGCCTTGTATGCTCAGATGTATCTGAGAACATCGAAGACGGCCGGCAATGAGTATTTCTTTAATCTGCTGAAAGATTTAAGAGACAGAAGAGAGGAACATATTGAGCATATCCGACAGAGCCTGGAGAATATCAAGAAGGAAATGTATGGCATGACGTATCGCCCGTTGGATATGTGGGATCATCTGGACGAGGTGCTTGACGATCCACACACGCTGGTTATTGCCAATCCACCGACCTACTTCTCCGGCTATGAGAAGTTCTATGACACACAGGGGAAAATGACCTGGAAAGAACCAGAGTATAAGCTGTTCGACCCGGAAACAGGACACATTGAGTTGTTTGACCGGTGCATGAATGCGAATGCGCTGGTTGTTTGCTACCAGGAAAAAAGAACCGGAGAGGCTGTAGGAGAGCCGATATTTGCAAGAGCCGGTACGAGAGCAGATTTGAACAGCTACATTACTTCGAACAGAGGAGAAGAAGCGGCGGCACTGGCAGAGGGAAGAAAAATCAAAAGACCTTCCGAAAGTAAGCTGGCACCGATTGCCTGTAGTATGTTGCCGAGAGATTACGAGATAACGGAGAAAAGCAAGGTACAGATCATCTCCATTAAGGCAGCAGAGGCACAGTATTACAGACAGCTATGGACGCATAATTTTGTTGGTTCATCGGCTACGTTCAATAGAGCTGTTCTGATTGACGGGATGGTATCGGGCGTATTTGGGATTTCAAAGATGCAAGCCACATCACTCTTCATCTGGTACGTTATGAAGGTCCCACACACCACGTATCGGCTCGGTAGACTACTGTATATGTTGGCACAGAATCATTGCTTCACAGAAACGCTCCTGGACGATCTGGAACGTGAGAAGGTAACGAAAGTCCGGACTGCCATGCTGACGAAGTATCCGGAGAATAAAGAAGTCCGGGGTATTATGAAGCTGGTAAACCGGCAGAAGGATAAGAACAACGGTTTCAAGCTGACATACGAAGCGGAGCTGACTGACCGAACAGAGCAGGAAACATTGAAAGAATGGTTAAGGAGGGAAAGACAGTGGCAGAAGAGCAGAAAGCAAAATATGAAATAATTTATGACATGGGTACGGAGCTGTACATTGCGAAGGTGCAGTTAGCCGACCTTAAGGAGCAGGACATCAATGCCAGGATAATGAAAAATGAGATGCAGGACCAGCTCACAGCGAACATCAAGAACAGAGGGCAGTTGGAGAGCTTGCCGTTAATTGCATTGATGGGAGAGAAACTGGAGATTATTTCCGGGCATCACAGAGTAAAGAGTGCAAGAGAAGCAGGCCTGAAAGAAATTATCGTTATCCTGGATAAGAGTGGGCTGACCCGAAGCAAGGCAGCTTCTAAGCAGTTGGCTCACAATGCACTCTCCGGATTTGATGATGAGAGTACGCTGAGAGAGATTGTGAAGCTGATGGATAACGTCGATGATATGATGGAGAGCTATATTGGAAAAGAGATTCTGGAAGAACCGTTGGAGCAGTTTGATAAGCTGAATACTCCGGCGGTTCAGTTTGATTTCAAGACCATTGCGTTTGCGTTCCTTCCGAACCAGATCAGAGACCTGGACGCACTGATGAAGAATCTGAATGGTAGCTGTGCGGAGATTATCGGCGTTGCTGCCTATGAGCAGTGCGAGAAGTTCGTGGAGACACTGGATAAGTACCAGCAGTTTACGGACATCCGAAATGTAGGGGCGGCAGTCCACTCCATGATTGATGCTGCAAATGAGAAAATGGACGATGCCGGTTTTGACCCGGATATGGACTGGACGTACCTTGCGAAAGTATTTGGCAGTGCTGCCATTCCGGTAGAATCGGCAGAAGTGATTAAGAAAGCTCTGAAAAAAGCAGAGAAGGACGGCACGATTACCAGTAAGAACAAATGGCAGATGATTGAATACTGGGCGGCTGACTACCTGGCAGGGAAGTAGGTGGTTGAATGGCGGCAAAGCAGAAGTATGATGAGAGATTCGTAAAAATTGCCAAGGTATTGTGCATGAGAGGCGGTACGGATGAGGATTTAGCTGACGCATTCGAGGTATCTCCGAGAACAATCAACCGTTGGAAAAAGGATTACCCGGAGTTTGCAGAGGCTCTGGCCGCCGGAAAAGAGTATGCAGATGCAGAAGTCGAACTGAGTCTGTATAAGCGAGCAAAAGGAAGTAAGAAGAAAACAAAAGTAACCCGGAAAATTATTGAGATGGACAAAGACGGTAATACCAAGCCTGCGAAGATAGAGACGGTTGAGACCGAAGAGGACATCATACCGGACGTAGGAGCGTGCTGTTTCTGGTTAAAGAATCGTAGGCCGGACATCTGGAGAGATAAGCAGGAAATTGGTCTTTACGAGATAGAAGACATGGAGGGTATCGAAGCCGACATTTATGGCGGCGAAGAATAAGGGCTTATCCAACCCGTATGTCAAGGTCAACAGGCGTAAGCGTATAGGGTTCAATTTCAGCGACAAGCACAAGCGGTATATCAAAAATTGTGTGAACAGTACCTACAATATCCTGGAAGGTGCTGTTCGTTCCGGTAAGACGGTAGATAATGTTTTCGCATTTGCTCACGAATTAAAAACGACGAAGGATAGAATCCACCTGGCGACTGGTTCGACTATGGCGAATGCTAAGCTGAACATTGGAGATGCTAATGGGTTCGGTCTTGAGTATATATTTCGTGGGCAGTGCAGGTGGACTCAGTACAAAGGGAATGACTGCCTGCTGATAAATGGCCCGGATACGGGGTACAAAGACAAGATTGTAATCTTCGCCGGAGGTGCAGCGTCCGATAGTTACAAGAAAATCCGAGGCAACTCATACGGTATGTGGATTGCAACCGAGATCAACCTGCATCATGACAACACCATCAAAGAGGCATTCAACCGACAACTGGCAGCCAAGAACAGAAAAATCTTCTGGGACTTGAACCCAGACCATCCTAAGGCAGCGATATACGTTGATTACATTGACAAATACGCTGAGAAAGCGGCCAAGGGAGAGCTTCTGGGTGGTTACAATTACGAGCATTTCAATATCTTCGAGAATATCAACATCCCGAAGCAGAGAATAGCTGAGATTGTCAGCCAGTATGACAAGGACAGCATCTGGTACATCCGAGATATTGAAGGTAAGAGAAGTATTGCAGAAGGCCTGATATACGTTAAGCTGGCAACTTCCATAGCGGCGGAGGACGATGAGTACATCGTGCCGTTGGAAGAGACGATTGACATGGCGAAACGTGGAGAGTTCATAGAGCTGAATATAGGCGTGGACTTCGGAGGTAACGGCTCCGGCCACGCTTTTGTTGCGTCTGGAATTACCCAGGGATATGAGAAACTGTATGTGCTGTCCTCTGAATGGCACGATGCAGACGGAACAGACCCCGATGATTTGAACCGGATGTTTATGAAATTCGTTGAGAAGATATTGGACCGGTACGGATTCATTACGAATGTGTACTGCGATTCTGCGGAACTGGTGCTGAAACGAGGTTTGCAGAAAGCTATGATTGAGGCGGAACTGGGAAATATCAATGTCACGAATGCTGCCAAGTGCAAGATTACAGACCGTATCTTTACAATGACCACGCTCTCAGCAACCGGGCGTGTGTTCTTTACACCAGATTGTGAAAGTGTTCTCGAAGCTATCAGCATGGCAGTCTGGAATCCGAAGAACATGGAACTGGAACGTCTGGACGATGGAACCAGCGACATCGACTCCCTGGATGCGATGGAGTACAGCTTCGAGAAGAGGATAAAGAAATTCATTAAGAAGACGGGGTGAACTGATTGAGAATTGCAAATATATTGAGAAAGGTGTTGAGAAGATTGGTGCCGAATAACAGTGTGGAAAAAGCCCTGGGCGTTGATATATGCGAATCCGGAGTAATGCAGAATGCCATAGAGCTGTGGCACAACATGTACAAGAATGAACCGCCCTGGAGAGGTGGAAAAGACAATGTGATTCCTCTGAATCTGCCGGCAGCGATCTCGGAGGAATTTGCCAGGCTGATACTAACGGAGTTCAGCATGGAGGTAACTGGCAGTCCGATGGCTGCTTTCATCAATGAACAGTTGAAAGACCAGCTTACGGACTTGAACAAATTTGTTGAGATGTACTGCGCAGGTGGGGCTATTGCAGTGAAGCCGTTCGTGACGAACATAGACGAAAACGGAAAGCCAACGGCAATCGAGCTGGATTTTGTGAAAGCGGTGGATTTCTTCCCCTGTGCGTTCAATAACAAGGGAGAAATAACGGCGGCGGTGTTCGTGGAAGGAAAGAAGATAGGAGATTACCTGTATACCCGGCTTGAATACCATGAGCTTACGGGAATGACCTATACGATCATCAACAAGGCGTTCAAATCTGAGGAGATTTACCAGTACAACGATGATGGGACCTATGCTGTGAGGGATAGATTCCGGAAAGAAGTACCACTGTCTGAGGTGGATGAATGGGCGGGCCTGTCGGAAGAGCCGGTAATTATCGGTAACATCGACAAACCACTTTTTGCGTACATCAAAGTACCAAAGGCAAACAATATCGATACGGATTCGCCATTGGGGGTATCAGTGTTCTCCAGAGCTACAGAGATAATAGAACAAGCTGACATTCAGTACGGGCGTGTATTGTGGGAGTATAAAGCCACAGAAGCTGCTATCCTGGGCGATTCTGAGTTGTTCCAGACAGATAAGCATGGAAAGCCGGTTCTTCCGGCAGGACAGGAAAGGATGTTCAAGACATTTAACTTCGACAATGCGGATGGAACTAACAAGGGGCTGCTGAAAGAGTATGCACCGCAGATTCGCCACGAAGCGTTGTTCCAGGGACTGAATAAGCTGCTAATGAAAATAGAGTTCCTGGTTGGTCTTGCCTACGGCACACTGTCTGAACCAACGGACATTGAGAAGACGGCATACGAAATCCGGGTATCAAAGCAGAGGTCATACCATACGGTAACGGCGATGCAGGACGCATGGCATAAGGGATTTGAGAAAATCATATACGCCATGAGAGTTCTGGCGTTGCTTTATGATATGGTTCCAGACGGAGAAACGGAGCTGAACTGCAACTGGGGCGATGGAGTTCTGGAAGACACAGAAGCTGAGTATCAGCGTAGATGGTCCATGGTGGTTGCCAGAAAGCTGAAAACAGAAGCGTTTCTTGCGTGGTATTTCGGATGCTCGGAGGAAGAGGCAAAGAACATGATGCCGGAGCCGGTAGCCAGATTTCCTACAGAAGAATAGGGGGTGTGAGCAGTGCTGACACCAGAATATTTGAATAGCTTTTCTTCCGGCTATCTGGGAATGTGCGATGTGCTGAATGAGCAGATCATCCGAGATGTGGCACGAAGGATAGCGAAGACCGGAAGAATTACACCGACAGCCGAGTGGCAGTTGAAGCAGGCAAAGCAGTCCAGAGCATTGATGAATGATGTAATCCGGGAGGCCGGGGTTCTGACTGGAAAATCCGATACGGAGATATTACGCTTATTCCAGGATGCAGGCTTGACCGGGATGTTGCAGGATGCAAAGCCGCTATTGCAGGCCGGAAAGCTGAAAACCTCGGATATTGTTCTTTCTGGAGCGATGCAGAGGACCATGGAGGCCGCCGCAGAGAAGTGTAGGGGAGAGATAGGAAACCTTACGCTGACAACGGCGATAGCCACACAGCAGGAGTATATGCAGGCACTGAACGCAGCCTATATGAAGGTTACGTCCGGTGCTTTTTCGTACCAGGAGGCAATCAGACAGGCTATCCGGGATGCGGCAGTCAAAGGAACATCGGTCATGTATGACAGTGGGTATATCTCAAAGCTGGATACGGCAATCAGAACTGCTCTGCTGACCGGAGTAAATCAGACAGCCGGAAAGCTGACAGAGTTGTATGCTTCGGAGCTTGGAGCTGAGTATTACGAGACAACGGCTCATGCAGGAGCCAGACCCTCACACTCAGTTTGGCAGGGCAAGGTGTTCAAGATTGAGGGAACAGCTCCGGGGTATGAGAACTTCTACGAGGCAACCGGATATGGAACAGGAGCCGGTTTGTGCGGTTGGAATTGCAGACATAGCTTCTATCCGTACTGGCCGGGAGTTTCAAAACCGGCATACACGAAAGATGATCTGGAGGATTACAGCAGACCGAAGCATTCGTTTGCGGGGAACCTTCTTACGGAGTATGAGTGTATGCAGAAACAACGGGAGTATGAAAGGGCAGTTAGGGAGTACAAGAGAATCCTGGCCGCCTATGATTCGTATATCCAGACGGTTCAGTCAGAAGCCGATAGAGCGTATTTCAGGGAGGAGTTCCAGAAAGAATCTGTGAAGCTGAAAGAGAAGGAATCACAGATGAAGGATTTCTGTAAGCAAACCGGACGAAGCGTAGATACTGCCAGAACGCAGGTATCAGCCGTATATGACGGCAACGGTAACTTGGTATCATTTAACCGCTCAGTCAGTGGAAAAGCTGTATGGGCGAATAAGAAAGCAAAATAAGGAGGTAACAAGACTATGAAGAAACTGTTTATTTCTCAGCCGATGAAAGGAAAATCCGATGAGGATATTTTGGCAGAACGCAAGAAAGCCATTAAGAGTGCAGAGGAAAAGATTGGAGAGCCAGTAGAGGTCATTGATTCCTTTTTCCAGGAAGCCCCGGTGGATGCAAAGCCCCTTTGGTTCTTAGGAAAATCCCTGGAGCTTTTGGCCGGTGCGGACATCGCCTACTTTACTAAAGGCTGGCAGGAGGCCAGAGGATGCAAAATCGAGAATACATGTGCTATTGAGTACGGTATTCCAGTTATCGAAGACTACACAGCGGAGTAGGAAGGAGGTGATCCTGCTATCTCCCATCCATGGGTTAAATGGTATTTGCCCCGTATAGGGCCGTAACTTATTAACCCTTACAATTTACCATTGAAGCACTTAAAACGTGTCCTGGGAACTCTCAGAAGTTCGTAGACACCCTTTAAGACCACGAAAACAATTAACAGTCAGCCGGTCCGTTGGTGGAACGTCTGGTTGTTGTTTTTTGCCCTGTGATATGGCATATAAACTGTCTCCTTCTCTTGCGTGCGGAGATATAAATGCACGATAGCAGTGCCGGAGTGAACCGGAATCTAAACGAAATCAGCGAAACGAAGAAAGGAAGGTAAGTGAAATGGCTTACGAATTTTTGAAGAAACTTTTTGGAACCCCGAAGGACGGCGAAGAGCCTAAGGCTATGAACTATGCAGAACTGGAGGCGGCAATTGATGCCGATAAGAAAATCCAGGTAGTAGATGTGAAAGCCGGAGGCTATGTGTCGAAGGAGAAACTAGATGCCAAGATTACAGAGCTGGACGGAGTAAAGCAGCAGTTGTCAGATGCTAATACAACGATCCAGTCCTACAAGAACATGGATATTGACGGCATTAAGCAGTCTGCAAAGGACTGGGAGACGAAGTACACCCAGGAAACACAGAAGCTGACCGCACAGCTTGCAGCCCAGGAGCGTACTCATGCACTAGATATGTTCATGGGTGGTTATAAGTTCTCGAGCAAGCCTGCTGAAAACGGTGTAAGAGCAGAGTTTGAAAAGAAGAACTTTACCCTGGAAGACGGAAAGTTCCTGGGAGGCGATGAGTTTATGAAGTCCCTTATGGAGAATGACGACTACAAGGGAGCTTTTGTTATCGAAGATGATAACGATCCGGAAGACGATTCCCATGAGGATGAGAAAGGAAAGCCGTTCTTTGCAAGAGGAGTTGGCGGAACTGGCGGAGCCGGAGGCGAAGGAGTCAAAGGCAAAGAAGCACAGTTTAATCCGTTTGGGTTCAACTTAATCAGACAGCCAGACAAAAACTAACAGGAGGAGAATGAAATGGCGAAATTAAATTATGCAACCGAGTATTTACAGACACTGGAGCAGATGTTTCCGTATGTCCTGTATTTTGGAGACTTATTTGCGACACCGAACAATGGAAGATTCCGTTGGGTAAATTCCAGAGTTATCGAGGTGCCGACAATCTCCACAACTGGCCGCACCGATGGAGACAGAGACACCATTGGAACCAGAAAGCGTAACTACAACAACGAGTGGAAACCGCTGACCCTGGAGAATCACAGACAGTGGCAGACACTGGTACATCCGAGAGATATTGCCGAGACTAAGGGCGTTGTGGCAATCGGAAATATCACGAAGGTTTACAACGAGGAGCAGAAGTTCCCGGAGATGAATGCTTACTGCATTTCCAAGCTGTATGCAGACTGGACCACTGACGGAGCGAAGACAGCCCACAGTGAAGTGCTGACAGAGGAGAATGTGCTGACCGTCTTTGATGAGATGATGAAGGACATGGATAATAAGAGAGTTCCGAGAGCCGGAAGAATCCTGTATGTGACACCGGATGTCAGAACGCTCATCAACAATGCGAAGCAGATTTACAGAACCGTTGATGTTGGCAGCCGTTCTGATGCAATCAAGAGAGCAATCAACTCTATTGATGATGTGAAGATTCCGGAGAGCGTACCGAGTGACATGATGCGGACGAAGTACGACTTTACCGAGGGTTGGAAAGTGGATTCCACAGCGAAGCAGATCAATATGGTTCTGGTGCATCCGATGGCGGTAATCACACCGATTTCCTACGAGTTCGCTCAGCTCGACCCGCCATCCGCAGGTTCCCAGGGCAAGTATGACTACTTCGAGGAATCTTTTGAGGATGTATTTATCTTGCCTCACAAGATGGACGCTATTGATTTCCATGTGAGTGCATAAGAGAAACTGATTACTGGCTCTGTGCATGTGCACGGAGCCAATTTTTGAAGGGAGAAACCATATGTATAAAGTTGAGAAAAAGAACAGAGTTCTCAGAATCCCGGATGAGAAATTCGATGAGTACAAGAAGATGGGCTACATTATCCGGGATGAGAATGACAATGTGCTGTTCGAGCCGGAGAACATCAAGGCGACTGCCGAAAAACTCAAAAAGGAGAACGATAAGCTGAAAGTCAAGCTGGAAGAGGCTACCCTGTATGCGGAGAATGCAGACAAGAAGATTGCCGAGCTTCAGAAGGAGAACGATAAGCTGAAAGCGGCAGTCCAGGCACAGTCCGCAACAGGAGATGCAGACCCGGCAGAGACTGAAAAGAAAGCAGCAGCAAAAGGCTCAAAGAAAACTGAGTAGGAGGTAGCTTATGTATTTAGCAACGAAAGACGGGAGTTCCTGCCGGATTCCCGAAAGAAAGGCGGCATATTACAAAAGCATGGGCTATTCGCTTGAAAGCCTGGAGCCGGAAGTCGGAACGGGCACAGCTTCTCCGAAAGAAAAGAAGACCGGTAAAAAAGAATCAGCTACGCAGGAGGACGTAAATCCGGCGAATAGCTGATTTTTCTTTGCAGCCTACCATTTTATCAGAAAGGGGTGTTTCGATGGTCCAGGAGGACGTAAGAAGACCGTATGTGGATTTCGCATACTACAAGAATGATTACGGTGGCACGCAGATAAAAACGGAGAATGATTTCAAGAGAGCCGAGAGTATTTCGGAAGCATTCGTGAACCAGGTTACGTTTGGCCGGATTGCAAGACTGAGTTCGGTTATAGACTCAATCAAGGATGCAATCTGCTGTGTAGCTGATACGATGGTAGTACAGAACGAAAAGAGAGAAGCTGTTGTGAAGTCAGAATCCAACGATGGATATTCCATCAGCTATGCGGATGCCATGAATGATACGGCGTTTCATAACGAGATGTACAGGGCCGTGAGGTCATACCTGGCGAACACCGGACTGCTGAACAGAGGGTGGGTGAAAGAGTATGATGACAAACAGTGATGTGACTATCTTTAATCTGAGAATTGGAGCAGACCGCCGGGAAAAGCTCTGTGCGACAAGAATTATGGGCGTTTCGTGGTACGGAGCAAAGGGAGAGGCTGTATCGGACACAGACCGTAAGGATAAAGCAAAATGCGTAATCCGAATTCCGGCCACAGCGACAGTAGAAGCCGGAAAACAGTATATAAGCGAAGAAAAATACAAGAAGCTGTCAGATGAAGAGGCAGAGAGGTACTGGACTATCCAGAAGGGAGCTTATATTGTGCGAGGACAGTATGTAGTGGCCGGACAGTGGCTGTTTGATACGTTCAGTTTCCGCCAGGGCATCATTCTGAAAGATACGATTGAGGAGCTGGCAAAGCTGAGACAGCACGATGAAGATTTTGTGACAGTCACAGAATATGCCGACAATACAATCAGAGGAACCGACAGGACGAAGCATTGGAGAATAGGGGGCGAGTGATGGCATTGAAAAAGATCACAACTCCGAAAGGTTCAATCATCAATTCCGGGAACGGGAAAGCAGAGCTGACCTGGAGTTCAGATTTTGCGGCAAGAAGGAATGCTCAGTTCAGCAGAAAGCAGATGTTTGTAGATTCGGAGGTGCTGAGAAGGTGCAGTCCGAGGGTTCCGTTCCAGACCGGTATGCTGGAGAAATCCGGCAAACTGGGAACGGATGTAGGCAGTGGAGAGGTAGATTACATTGCCCCGTATGCTGCCATGCAGTATTACGGAACCGCAGACACTAGACCGTATGATGCGAACCGTGGAGCGCATTGGTTTGAGAGAATGAAAGTGGCTGAAAAAGAAGATATTTTGCGTGGAGCGGATAAAATCTAGGAGGTCGCATGGCAACGAAAAGTATTATACAGGGCGTATCAGATTATTTTCTGAACTGCCCGTTACTGAAAGATGGTGTATTCCGGGTAGATGCCCTGGGAACAGAGCCGGTGGAATATACCATAGAAACGGGGATATCTGACCCGATTATTGAAAGATATGTGGACGGCAGTTCTGAGCGGCAGTTTCAGTTTCAGTTCGGATCCAGAGAATTTTACAGCATGGATCGGCTTCAGAATATTGACAACAGCACATTTTATGAAGAGCTTGCCGAGTGGGTGGAAGAGCAGAGCCTTATCGGTAACCTTCCGGAGCTTCCAGAAGGAATGAGTGCTGAGGAGATAGAAGTACTTTCGCCGGGACATATCTATGATGGAGCTATGAAGAATGCAAGGTATCAGATTTCCTTGCGATTATTGTATTTTAAGGAGGCATGAAACAATGGCAGAGAATACCAACAGCAAAAGAGGTGTGGTGCAGAGACACCAGTTTGCGGACTTTCTGAATATTGGAACGTCTGAGAAAGCAAAGTGGGTGCTGATGGGAGTTGGATTCACAACTCTGGATGAAACATTCGGTGCAGAGAGTGAATCTGAGAAGTATGTAAGCGAAGCATCTTCGTCTTCATCTGTCGTGTCTTACACATCGGTATTTCCGTTTGAAGCACGACTTATCAAGGACCAGGATGCAGTCAACGCACTGTACCATGTCGGCAGAAACCATTTGACAGGAAGCGATGCAGAGTTTGAATACTGCCGTGTAGAACTCTGGGATCAGAAGATGAGTGCTTCTGCACCAGTTGAAAACACATTTGCAGCCAGAAAGTTCCTGGTATCCGCAGAGCTGAGCGGAGTATCCGGAGAAAAGAAACAGAGCATGAGTGGAAACCTCAATGCAATAGGAGATCCGGTTGACGGATATTTCAACACAAAGACACAGACATTTGAAGAAGCTACGGCTTAGAATTTGGAGGTAAAGTAATATGAGCATGTTAAAGATTTGTGGACAGGAATTAGAATTAGATCTGTTCGATGCAGACACGATGGAAGTATACGAGAAGTCTCTTGACAAGGTAGTGGAAAGATCAAAGGAAGCTAAGAAACATACGGAGTTGTCAAATGCAGAAGGCATTCGGGAAACGTGCGGAATCGTGAAAGACTTCTTCGATGAAATATTTGGAGAAGGAACATCCGAAAAGCTGTTCAAGGGCAAGGATAATCTGTTGGTTTGCATGGATGCATTTGGAATTGTTTCTTCTGAGGCTAACAAGATGAAAGGCCAGGCTACTGCACTTACTAACAAGTACAATATGAACCGGGCCCAGAGAAGACAGGACGATAAGAAAAATAAGCATGGCAAGAACAGAGCAACAGTGACACAGATCGGCAATGCGGATGGTCGTGATAATTCATGAACCACGACTGCAACATGCTTATAGACTATCTTCCGGAAACAGTAGAAATTGAAGGTGTGGAGTATGAGATAGAATCAAATTTCCGCACCTTTATTTTGTTTGAGATGCTGATGCAGGATTCGGAGCTTTCGGATTCGGAAAAAGCAATGCAAGGACTGAAACTGGCTTATCCAGTTATTCCGGATAATCTGGAAGCGGCGGTAGATGAACTGCTGTGGTTCTACGCCTGTGGCAAGAGGTGGAGAGAGAAGAGAGCTGGTTCAGTAGAAGGAGCTTCAGAAGTTCAGAGGATCTATTCTTTTGAGCATGACGATGACTATATCTATTCAGCATTTCTGACCCAATATCACATTGACCTGCAGGATATTAAGTATCTGCATTGGTGGAAGTTCAAGGCCTTGCTGAGAACACTATCCTCTGACTTGGAGTTCTGTAAAATTATGGAATATCGGAGTGTGGATATCAATGCGAATATGACAAAAGAGCAGAGAGATTTCTACCGCAGGAAGAAAGAGTTGTATGCTCTTCCGTTACCTGCTGACGAGGAAGAAAAAGTAGATGCAATAGCAGAAGCCCTTATGAATGGTGGGGACCTTACGGGACTGCTGTAGGAGGTGACTGGCTATTGAAGATGTAAAGAAGAAAATGATACGGGTGGAATGCCCGGAGTGTAAATATAAAATGCCGTTGTTTTTTGAAGAGACGGCGGAGTGTTCGGGCGTGATGGTCTCCTGTAAAGGGAGAAATTGTCATGCCCGTTTTGAATTAAAAATCAAAGACGGAAAACAAATCAAGTAGTGCCATTATGAGCCGATGATTGAGCCGAAGAATTGAGGTGAGAACATGGGCTATGATGGTACGCTGAAATTTGACACCAGCATAGATAGTTCCGGATTCCAAGCCGGACTGAGTAAATTATCTGGACTTGCAAGTAGCGCAATCAAAGCTACTACAGCAGTCATCGGAGGTGCTGCATCAGCAGTTGCTGGTATTGGTGCGGCTGCAATCAAGGTCGGTTCTGACTTTGAAGCCGGAATGAGTAAGGTTCAATCCATTTCCGGGGCTTCTGCTACAGAAATTCAGCAACTCGCAGAAAAAGCAAAAGAGATGGGAGCCAAGACGAAGTTCTCAGCTACCGAAAGTGCTGAAGCGTTCCAGTATATGGCAATGGCTGGCTGGAAGACCGGAGATATGTTGAACAGTATCGAAGGTATCATGAACCTGGCTGCGGCATCTGGAGAAGACCTGGCAACTACCAGTGATATTGTCACCGATGCTATGACCGCCTTTGGATTGGCGGCTGACGGAACAACAACGATCATCAAGGACGGATACACGAAAGAGGTGTCCAACGCCACACACTTTGCAGACGTACTTGCAAAGGCAGCATCCAATTCCAACACGAACGTAGGAATGATGGGTGAGACGTTTAAATATGTGGCACCTGTGGCTGGGGCTCTAGGATTCAGTGTTGAAGACTGTGCTACAGCAATCGGCTTGATGGCAAACTCCGGTATCAAAGCAAGCCAGGCTGGTACGTCTCTGAGGTCTATCTTTAGCCGAATGGCTAAGCCGACCGATGAAGTAAAGGCAGCTATGGATCAGCTTGGAGTATCTCTGACGAACAGTGATGGCTCCATGAAGTCTCTGAAAGAGGTTATGAAAGACCTTCGTTCCGGATTTGCCGGACTGACAGAGGCGCAGAAAGCACAGATGGCATCAGCTCTTGGTGGACAAGAAGCCATGAGTGGATTGCTTGCCATTGTAAATGCATCAGATGAAGATTACCAGAAGCTGGAGGATTCTATCTACGATGCGGACGGTGCAGCTAAAGAAATGGCTGACACCATGAACGATAACCTGCAGGGAGCTATTACGCTCTGCAAGAGTGCATTAGAGTCTGTAGGTATCGCCCTGTATGAAGAAGTACAGGAACCAATGAAAGAGACGGTCAAAGCCATAACTAGCATGGTTGAGGATATGAACGAAGCCATGGCTGAAAAAGGATTTGACGGTCTGATTGAAGCGTTCGGAAATTCTATCGCTGAGTTGGCAAAGATGGCTGTAGATGCCGCACCGACACTGATCGGAGTAGCGGAAAATCTGGTAGGCACATTTATAAATGCCATCATGGAGCATCAGGAAGAATTTGCCGAAGCAGGAGCAACTTTAGTTGCTGAACTTGTAAAAGCAATCATGAATGTAGCCGGTGACATGTGGTCTGCCGGTATTTATTTGTTTACGGAATTTCTACAGGCTCTGAGTGACCACTCTGAGGAAATCGGTCAGTCATTTGGAGAAATGCTTGGCAAAATTGGCGAGGCGGCGCAGGAAAATACACCGCTTATCATCCAGGCTGCAAAAGATTTCGTAGCTGGATTTTGTGAAGGACTGAGCGAAGAGTTTCCTGGCGTGTCTTCACTGATCGAAGGATTCCTTAACGGATTCATAGATTCGGCAAGCACTATAATCCAGGGAATTGTAGATGTGGTTTCTGGTCTGTTCAGCGTGATTGACGGAGCTGATCCTGGAGCACTGGAGGCTGTTGGCTATGCAATCGGAGTGATTGCTGGCTCTATCGCAGCTTTAAACGTTGCTCAAAGTGTTATTCAGCCTTTAAGCACACTATTCTCCATACTGAAGACATTAAAGGGTGGAATTAGCGGAATTTCCGGAGTCATCGGAAAAGTCGTAGAAGGATTCGCACTCTGGAGTGGTGGAGCCGGTTCGCTCATGGAAGTCCTGGAGCTGGAGTTTCCTAAGATTGCTGGTATCTTCAGTTCTATTGGTGGAGCGGTACAGAAAGTAATCGGATTCTTTGCAGAGTTCGGTTCTACCATAGCCGGAATTGGTTCTATCATTGCAGGAGCGATTCTTGCAGTTACCAATTTCGTAGATATGTTTGTAAATGGTTTCAGTGCCATAAAAGAGGTTCTGATGGTAGTCGGTATTGCACTGGCGGCTGTTGGGGCTGTTATCCTTGGAGCACCTGCACTGGTTGCGGCGGCGGTAGCTGGAATTGTAGCGGCGGTAGCAACGGCGGTTGTTCTCATCAAGGAACATTGGGACCAGATTGTAGAATTTTTTAAGAGCATCCCGGAGAAGCTGAGTGAACTTGGTTCGGCTATTTCGGAATGGTTTTCTGGCATCCTGGATAGCATAGGCGAGTTCATAGACTCTGCGGTTGAGTGGTTTTCAGAACTGCCCGGAAAAATCATAGATGCCATTAGCTCACTGGCAGAAAGTTTTGTCGAGTGGGGAGCTTCGATGCTGGAAACGGCATCTGAGGTAGTATCGCAGATTATTGATTCGATTGTGCAGTTCTTTACGGACCTGCCATACAAAATCGGTTATGCGATAGGCTTTGTAATCGGTACGCTGATTGAGTGGGGGGCAAATGTGATTAACTGGATCACAACGAATGTTCCTCAGATGATAGACAGCATAATTAAATTTTTCTCAGAATTGCCGGGAAAAATCTGGACTTGGCTGGTAAACACCTACAACAAACTGGTTGAATGGGGAAGCCAGATGCTCCAGAAAGCCGGGGAGATAGCAAGCAACTGTATAGACAGTATTGTGAAGTTCTTCTCCGAACTGCCGGGAAAGATTTGGACCTGGTTAAGCAATACGCTCCAGAAGGTAATCCAGTGGGGTTCCGATATGGTGGCGAAGGGAAGACAGGCAGCATCTGATTTGTGTAGTGCCGTCATAAATGGCGTAGCAAACCTGCCGTCTCAGATGGCGAACGTAGGCTACAACATCGTGATGGGTGTATGGAACGGAATCTGTAATGCGGCCGGTTGGTTCAGACGCCAGGTGCAGAGTTTCTTCTCTGGCATCGTAGACGGTGTTAAGGGAGCATTAGGTATTCACTCCCCGTCCAAAGTCTTTGCAGATGAGATTGGTAAGTGGATTCCACCTGGTATCGGCGTAGGTATTGAAGCTGAGATGCCAGACCTGTATAAGCAGATGGATGATGAGATGGCAAGTCTCGGAAAGCGGATGCAGACGGCGGTTAATGTGGAGACCGGAAAGATTGCTGTTGATAAGAAGGTCAGCACAACGTACAAAGTTGAGAAAGAAAAGCAGGGCGTCTTCGAGAGTGGAGACACAACGGTAGAGATTACCGGAGAGACACACGTTCATGTAGATTTGGACGGTAGGGAAATTGGAGATACAACAACACCGATTGTCGATGAAAACATGGCAAGAATCGATACGCACAAGAAGAGAGGAGGTTAATCATGTCGGGAGTAGGCATTACGTTTGATGAGACGCATTCGTTCCGGGACTGGGGCTTAAGACTCAAGAAGATTGTTATCGGCATACCGAAAGCAAAGACAGAGTATGTGAGCGTCCCCGGCATGAACGGGGACCTGGACCTCTCAGAAGCCCAGAACGGCGGTGTAAAATATGAGATGCGAACCTTGAAATTCACATTCGGGGCAAGAAACTGTAGTTATGAAAGATGGAGCGGTCTGTTAAGTCAGATCGCTTCTGACTTGCAGGGAATCTCGAAGAGAATCATCCTGGATACCGACAAGGGATATTATTATACCGGCAGGTGTGAGATAGAGACGGAGAAGAATAATGATGTAACGGCGGAGATTGTTATAAGCTGCAAATGCGAGCCGTATAAAATCAGCGTGGATTCTTCGGATGAGCCTTGGAAGTGGGACACGTTCAGTTTCATCAATGGCGTTATTCGGAATACCTCGGACCTCACGATCAGCTCCAGCTCTGGCTGGCAGAAGGTTACACTGGACGGTTGGACGCATAACGAAACACTCAGAATTGTTTCCAATGCAGAAATGAAGGTAAGGTATCGCAATTCGACCTATACGATATATACCGGCGAGAATATCATGTATGACATTGTTCTGTACAAGGGAGTGAATGACCTTTACTTCCAGGGGACGGGCAAGGTTACGCTGATTCACAGAGGAGGGATGCTGTAGATGTATACGATTAAAGCCTATGTGGACGGCAAGGAGTACACGATTCACGATGCCAGGGTAAAAGCACTGACCGTTGGTGGAAATCCGTATTTTGAAGTCGGGGATAACATCAACGGTTCGGCAACCTTCAAGGTGTTTCCAACACACCCGTACTATGACAAGGTTAAGAAGCTGACAACAGACATTGTGATTTACCGGGATGATGAGCCGGAGTTTTACGGGCGAGTTCTCTATGACGATGAAGATTTTTCTGGAACAAAGAAAGTCTTCGTCGAAGGAGAGCTTGCCTTTTTGTGTGACAGCATCCAGAGACCAAAGGTTTATCACAACATCTCGGTCAAGGCGTATGTGCAGGATTTGATAGATATTCATAATGCACAGGTAGAGGAGAGAAAGCAGTTCGTTGTCGGCAGGGTAACGGTAAAGGATTCTAATGATTCACTGTACCGATATTCCAATTACGAGGACACCAGAACGGCGTTCAAAGAGAAGCTGACGAGCAGACTTGGAGGACATCTGGTTATCCGGCATGAAGACGGTCTGAGAATCCTGGATTACCTGTCAGATGAAGACTATTACACCAGGAACACGCAGGGCATCCGGTTTGGGAAAAACCTGTTGGACTTCTCAAAGAACATGGATGCTTCGGACTTGGCAACGTGCATTATCCCATTGGGAGCGAAGTTGGATGAAGATGAACAGGACCCGGCACTGGAGGCAATATCTGAACAGAGAAGAACCATTGCGAGCGTCAACGGTGGCGTGGATTATGTCACAGATGATAATGCAGTAAAGGAATACGGCAAGATTTACAAGACTGTAATCTGGGATGATGTAACGGTTCCGGAAAACTTGAAGAAAAAGGCTGAGGAATATTTGAAGTCGGTACAGTTTGAAAAGATGGTACTGGAGCTGAAAGCGATAGACTTGAATCTGACGGATGAATCCTTCCAGAGATTTGAGGTTGGTAACATGATCCAGTGCGTTTCCACACCGAACGGTTTAGACCGGGAGTTTCCACTGACGAAAAAGAAGGTGTATATTACCAGCTTCAAGAACAACACTGTTACGTTGGGCGATGAAACGAGTGCTAAGTCCTACACCTCGTCAAATCGCCAGAATACGGCTGAAATGGAAGAGACAATAAAATCCTTGCCAAGTAAGACAGAAATCTTGCAGGAGGCTCTCAGAAGCGCACAGGACCTAATAAATAAACAGGTAGCCAGTGGATATGCAGTACACGTTCCGAATGAGTTCATCGTTGCTGATGATGTGGATTATAAGAACAAAGCCAAGAATCTGTGGAGATGGGGACTTGGCGGTTTTGCTCATTACAGCCAGGGGTATGACGGACCGATAGACGGAGTGGCATTGACCATGGATGGAAAAATCAATGGGGAGATGCTTCTGGTAAATTCCGTCAAGACAGAATCGCTGGATGCCGGATACCGGACATCGGTAGAAACGAAGATATCAGAGAGCGAGACAGCGGCGAAGAATCATGCTGATAATAAAGTCAGAGTAGCCAGAGAGGAGATTGAGAATTCCATTTCCAACCTGGAGAATAAGATTTCGCTATCTGTACGAAGTGTAAAGGAAACGGTTGCCCGGAAGAACTATATAGTTGGTGGTGAGCAAGAGACACTTGATAAAAGAAAGTTCACTGCATCCGGCATAACTGGTAGCTGCACGATTGAGCAAGCGGAGTTCCTAAACATGAATGCGATCAAGCTGACATTCTCCGCAAATGGTTCGGTGACATTGACACAAAGCCTGGGAACTATGGAAGCTGGCAATTATAAGATTGCTGTTGAGGCTGCATATCCAGAAGGCTCAAAGTACCGCCCGTCTTATGTACGGTATGGATTCTCAGAGAACCAGTCTACAGAATATTTCAGCGGATATAGTGCGGATGAATTTCACACCTACAGTAAGCAAGTGAAGATTACCAAAGCGGCGAAGTCTGTAGCAATCACGGTTTACGGATATACCGGTTCAGTGGTGTATCTCACGAACATCCGATGTCTGAGAGACATGCAGGAACTACTGGATGATCTGAATGCCAGGATAGATGTAGAAGTTGGCAAAGTGTCAGCTTCGGTGTCAGATCTCTATGAAAATTCGCTGCATAACTATTGTAGCAATGGAAAGTTCTCAAATAACGATGATAAGTTTACTGGTTGGGGAAGGAGCAACACAACCCAGGTCACACAGACAACCTTTGGCAGCAAGAGCTGTGCGAAGATTGAGAACACATCTTCGACATACAATATCTCCTGGTATCAGAGACCATGGGAGAAGCGTGGAGACATTACAGTTAGGTTTAAGGCGGCGTGTAATGCAGAAGACGCAGATACGGCAAGGATAAGATTAACGATTGACAGCAAAAACTTTTATACCAATGCAGGAGAGCTGAGTGACGAGTGGACGGAGTTCGAGTTTACATCTTATGCAACGCCGTCATATTTCTATACGTATTTTTACAACTATGTAGCAAATACGACCGTATATATCACGGACGTGGAGATTCTGGGATATATGTCTGCATACTCGGAATCTCAGTTGACGATTTTAAAAGATTCCATCGAATCCGAAGTGAAGAGAGCAACGGCACAAGAAGGAACGTTATCTTCTTCTATCAAGCAAAATGCAGAGAGCATTACTTCAAAAGTGAGCAAGGGTGAAATGGGCTCTTACATCACGCAGTATTACAACAACGTGATTATAGCTTTCAATAAAAACTCAAAATACGTGCAGATCAATCCAGGAGAGATCGCTATTTACAATTACGGAGTAGAGAACTCTAAGAAACGTGCTGTATTCGATGAAACGGGTAATCACTTTTACAGAGATGGATATTATGTCGGAGCGATTGGCACAAACCAGTGGTCAGGGAACAATGCTCATAAGGGATTAGTGTTCGATTTGGAACCGCAAGGAAAGTATATGGCATTTGCACAAAAAGCAAGTTCCTCAGCTACTTCCTATACTACGATGTTATGTTTCAGCCGTGCGAACAGTATCTACGATGAGTACGGAGTAAACCTGGGATGTAATTTGATTGGAAACTGGTATACGTTAAAAAATTTCAAAATTGGAAGCATATCAGCAGGAGGATATACGGCTTTTAGCGGAGCGATACCGATTGTATGTGAGATCACGAACAATGGCAACAGTTGGACGTATTCACATCTCAGAGTTTACAACGGAATCATAGTAGGTTACTGGAACTAAGAAGGAGGCAAGAAGATGGAAATTATTTTTCCGAGAGGAGACGCACCGGAAAAGGTGGCGAAAAACAGTGTAGCTGTAGGAACCATCAAAAGAGAGCAGGAGGTAAAGGAAGATGGAAGAAAAGAAAAAACCAAACAGACCGATTAGTGTTATTTATGCTGATGCGAAACAGGCAATCACAAGGCAGGTTGGAAACACGATGGCAGCTTACGGGCTGCCTATTTTCATGGCAGAGGGGATTCTGAGCGGAGTGCTTGCAGAAATCAGAGCAAATGCCGCAAACGAGCTGGCGGACGATACGGCCAGATACGAAGAGGAACTGAAAGCCCATTACGAAGCTGAGATGAAAGAGAAACAGGAGGCTTTCGAGAAAGAAAAAGAGGATCTGATTACGCTCTTTGAAAATCCGGATCTTCCAGGAACAACGCCAGAGGGGGAACCTAAGCCAGATCTGGGAGGAGAGCCGGAACCGGATCCGGAAGAAAAAACGGTCATTGAGAAAAAGTTCATCGGAGGAGAGACTGTAGTTGAGGAGGTGGAGTAAATGGCAGATATTTCCCAGGAAATAGATCGGCTTAGAAATGCGGTCTATGGAGAAGAGGTGCGAGGAGCTTTTATCTCCTGCATGCAGAAGATTCACGAGGAAAATGAAAGCTACAACAGTATCAAAGAGTCAGTCAATCAGTCGGCGGCTACCATGCAGGAGCAGGTAGAATCTATCAACACGAAGTCTGAGGAAGTCAAAGCTGCATTGCAGAATCTGACTACGGCAATCGCCAATGGTAAAGATCAGCAGGATGCAATCGAGAAAGCTACCGCAGCCGGAAAGACACAGCAGACTGCTACAGAAAAGGCTACGTCTGAGAGCAAGACACAGCAGACTGCAATCGAGAAAGCTACAGAGACCAGTAAAACACAGCAGACAGCTTTACAGAATGTCGTTGATTCTGCAAAACAGATTGACTCAGTGATCCGGCAATCTGTAACGGCAGCGAATACAGCAGCCAACAATGCATCGGCAGCTACGAAATCTGCAACAGAAGCAACGTCTTTAGCAAATCAGTCGGCAGAAGCGGCTAAGACTGCGACAACAAATGCAAATGATGCTACAAAGAAAACAAATGCGGCAGTAAAAAATGCATCGGATGCTACAGAACAGGCTGCGCAGGCGACATCAGCAGCAAATGCGGCGACTGAAAATGCAAATCAGGCAACAGTAGCCGCCAAAGCAGCAACGCAGGAAGCACTGACGCAGGCGGAAGAGGCGAAACAGGCGGCGGCATCCGTAAGGGATGATTGCTATCCAATGATGTTCCGTAATTATGATGGAAGAACGTATTCTGTGTTTTTCGAGGATGCAGATGAAACAATGGTCTGCACTGGCACGAAAGAAGATGACAACGCAGATGTCGCAACACCGGTTCCGTCCACAAACGCAGTGAGGAATGAGAACCCCTATGATGAAATTCCACTGTTTAAGCCGGTTGAGTGTAACGGTTATGCAGATGAAGATGGAGAGCTTCATATTACGGCAGTCAAAGGAGAACCAGAGTTCCGGACAGACGGAACAAAAGGAGATGTATGTATCGCCCTCAAAACAGGATACATTCGGACAATTATCGATACGGTTGGAATTATGGGACCACTTGGAAAGAAAGGTACAAAAATTTCGGTTACGGATTCGTGGAGAGAATCTGAGTATCCGGGATTTCCTTTCATCCCGTACACAGCAGCGATTAGACCAGATGGATCGGTAAGACCATATGTGTTGATCCCGAAGCACCAGGCTGTCAATTTTAACAGTTCGTATTATTCGCTTCCTGGATTCGCCCCGGCATACAATGTGTCACATAATGGACAGATTACAACCTTCCGGAAGCGTGGCGACCAGTATTGCGGAGAGACTTGCTCAGATGCAGAAATCTGGGAAACACTGTTCATGATTGTGTTCGCAAATATGAACTCACAAGCTGTCATGGTAGGATGTACAGGATTTTCCGATCAGTATATGGCGGCAGTTGCAGAAGAGAATGTTGAAAGAATCATCTTGACCAAAAAACAGGCGGAATATTTTCCAATCGGATGTTGCGTATCCATCGGAGAGATGGGAAGCAGTACGAATAAAGACCGAGGTCAGTCTCATATGCATAATCTAGCAAATCGTGTCAAAGTAACGAAGATTGAGCCGCTGGATGATGATTCCGGAAATTACGCATTATATGTTGATAATGGAGGAGTGACGTTTAACACGTCTGCAACTACATGTATTTCGACTATGCCGTGGCATACCGGTTCAACGGATAAGGTCAAGGGAACTTGCGGATCGCCATACAGCAATACGAATGGAAAAGAGCCGTTCAAGTTCCTTGGTATCGAGTTTGCACTTGGACAGTATGTGGTGCGTTCTGACGTGATACTGAACGGTGTTTATGATGCAGAGGCAGACACGTACCAGCAGGAAATTTACACCTGTTACGATTGCAAGTATTTTGCTACTGCAATCAATGAGCATTACAAGAAACTGGGGTATGTGATTCCGGATTCCGGAAATGCATGGAAGTATATCAAAAACCTTGGTTTTGATGTCAACTTCCCACACATTAGGATGGCTTCGGAGTACGGTGGAGACAGTAATAAGCGATTTGGGGATGCGGTACATACAGGAACTCGTGCCAACGGCACAAGGGAGTTCCTGTCGCTCGGCGACCTGTGGTACTGGTCGTATGCCGGGTTGCGTGTTGCCGTTCTGCACAATTGGCTCGGTGGCGGCTACTGGGACCTCTCGGCTCGTCCTTCTCTCACTGGAAGACGAGGATCAGTCGTAGACTGGGCATCGTCTATGGGGGTGAATTTGGCGGCGTAGCCCCAAAGAGGGGATCGCCCCTTATAATTTTTTGTAACTAATAAATGTATGATATAGGGATTTACGGTATCCGGGGAGTTCCTGTCGCTCGGCAACCTGAGGAACAGGTCGAATGCCGGGTTGCGGATTGCCAATCTGAACAATTGGCTCGGTAACGGCAACTGGAACATCTCGGCTCGTCACTCTGAATAATTATTCGAGGTATGCCGTACTTCGCCGGACAGCATCTGAAACTGATCCGGCATGCTGAAAAGCATCCTGCACGTGTGCAAAATTGTCGAACCAGCACCGGGCAACCGGACTTCGTAACACAGTGGGTACGGAGTGGGCTTAGTAGTAAAACCGAAAGGTCTTGAGATTCAGAAGGAGTATTCAGAAATTTACATAGATGAAGACGTATTGTAAGAATGTAGATATCGAAGATATTTCGATGATGGAGCTGGCGATACGGAATTGCTTTAAGGGAAAGTGGAAACGCCGGGATATACGGAATCTGCTTTCCCGACATTGCGAGTATACGCCTGGGAAGATTCTAAAGCTCTTGAAAACTGGAAATAAGCATATGCTTGATGGAGCAGTGCACAATCTGGCACTGGAATTAAATAACAGATTGATGAACAGAGAATTGAGTTTGCCGCCGACTGTATCAAGGACGGTCATTGAAGGGGCAAAACAGAAAGAAAGGAACTTAGAAATAGAATCGTATGAGCACCAGATATTTGACCATCTGGCAGACCTTGGACTGCAGGAATTGTTTGAGAAGAAATTCGGAACATGGCAGTGTGCATCCATCAAAGGCAGAGGTCAGCTCTATACGAAAAAAGGAGTTGAGAAATGGATTCGGACAGATCCGCAGGGAACGAAAGTAGCGATTCAGTGTGATGTCCGGAAATGCTATCAGAATATAGACATTGATGTGCTGATAGCAATGCTAGAAAGGGATATCCATAAGAATAAACCATTGCTGTGGTTGACAAGAAAACTGTTGTTGATAATGAAAGAGAAAGACAAAGGTTTGTTTGTCGGTTCGGTTATCTCGAAAGATTTGGCGAATTACTACATGAGCTATCTGTATCACTATGCAGAAAGTGAATTGACCGTTACCAGAAGGTCAAGGAGAAACGGTCTGATCAAGGTCCGACTGTTGAGCCACCAGGCAATGTACATGGATGATGTATTTCTGAGTGGCTCTAATCGGAAGTATCTTATGATGGCATTCCGAAAAATACAACAGTGTCTGGAAAGAAAACTGCATCTGGAATTTAAGGAATCATGGAGGTTCTATTATGTCGAGTACGAGGACAAATATGGAGTGAGCCACGGTTGCCCGGCGGATTTGGCAGGATACGTGTACAAGAGAAACTGCACAGTGTTGAGAGATCATATTTTTCTAAAAGGCAGGAGAGCTTTTAAGAAGGTCAAAACTTATTTGATGAAAGGGTATGAAGTAACTCAGAGAATGGCACAGAGAGCAGTATCTTATTACGGTTGGTTTAAGAATAGCAACCTGCATCAGTTCATGGAGAAATATGGAATTGAGGAATTGCAGAAATATTGCAAAAGAAGACTGAGTTATCTCAGTAAAAGAAACAGAGCAAAGGAGGCATTGGCATGTTGACAGTAATATGCAGCACAGAACAAATTGAAAGCATGGAATATTACCTGCGAAGCTCCGGCGTGGCAGACGTATTTTTGCGGAAGAACATTCAGAAGCAGGAAACGGAAGATGGCGGAGCCGGTAAAGGGACTCCGTACACAGCAGATGAAGTGTATTTTGCTGTGACCGGAGAGAAAGCCTCAAAGGAATCCATTGCGGAGGACTTCGACTATTGGTACAACAAAGGAGAAGAGATTATACAGGGAGAGTTGGCAGACAGATACAGTCTGGAGGAATTGCGTATGCAGGCCTACAGCAATGCAAGCGAGGCATGTGAGAAGACAATATATGCAGGAATCGATGTAGAAATTTCGACCGGTACAGAGCATTTCAGCTTGACAGAAAAAGATCAGCTGAATCTTTTCGGAAAGAAAATGCAGTTGCTGGCAGGAGAGGAAAAGCTGGAATACCACGAAGACGGTCAGCCTTGTAAGTATTTCACAGCCGCAGATATGCAGAAAATCGTTGACCGGGCAATGTTCTATGTGTCCTACAACACAACCTACTGCAATGCGGTCAACATGTGGATCAAGTCAGCAGAGAAAGCGAGTGATCTGGAGCAGATCCAGTGGGGAGCTGAGATTCCGGAAGAGTTCCAGAACGAGGTTCTGAAAGATTACATGAAGATTCTGGCATCCGGAGGTATTTCGTAATGAAAAGCATAATCAAATATCCAATGCTCTTTCTTTTCGGAGGGAGCATTTATTATTTGCTGGAAATTATCTTCCGTGGCTATTCATTCACGGCAATGATAATCTGCGGAGGCCTGTGCTTCACTATCTGCGGTGCAATCAATGAGAAGAACCGGTGTATGCCACTGGTTTTGCAACAGTTAGTTGCGGCGGCAGGGATCACGGCAACAGAATTTCTGTTCGGACTGGTTCTGAACGTATGGCTCGGTCTGCGTATGTGGGACTATAGCAATATGCCTGGAAATATCCTCGGTCAGATATGCCCTCAGTTCACGGCATTATGGTTCTTTTTGTCTGCACTGGGAATTATCTTGGACGATTATATTCGCTGGGTATTTTTCGGAGAAGAGAAGCCGCATTACCACCTATTCCGGAAGAAGGAAGAGAGAAGAGAAAGAGAATGACAAAGCTACAGATTATCTCAAAGCTCTGGTCGGCAATCTATGACCTGGTATTTCTGGTCAAGGGAACACCGACAAAGAGCCTGGAAGAAATAGAGGCAGATCTTGACATTGTTGAGTATGCGTGCCGGAAGTATGCAGACTGTGACGATGATGAGATAACATTTGAGAGCAGAGGAGGGACAGCCTATGCGGATACGAGCAGAGCCATGGAAGTAGATTAGTTCTGAAAATCCGAAGTAAAATCAGAAAGGAGAAACCAATGCAGTTATTGATAGCTGCCGGTATCCCGTCCGCAATCGTGGCATTTTGTTTCTGGTTGTTGGAGAAGCGAATCCAAGAACGGGCGGAAGTCGAAAAGAACGAACGGGCATGCAGGCAGAGAGAACAGGATGAGAAAGAAGAGAACCGTGAAAAGCTCCAGTACATGATGCTGAAAGCTCTGGACGGTTCTCTTTGTTTGTCAGAAGCTACAGCAAAGGCGGTGCAGAGGATTCCGGATGCGAAGTGCAACGGAGATATGCACGCTGCATTAAATTATGAGCTGGAGCAGAAACATGATCTGGAGAATTTTCTGACAAGGCAGGGAGTGAACCATATCACAGGGGAATGAAATAGAAGGCTATATTTGCCCGATATTCGCCTTTATAGCGTTTAGGCAATAATTTCCCCATTCAAACAATTAAAAACGCTACAGGGAACTATCAAGAGATTACAAAGTATAATAGGAGGATTGATTCTATGGAATTATTGAATTTTTTAAGCCAGGTGCCGATTCCGGTTCTGATTCTGGTGATCGCAGTGCTGGTTGTTGTGACAGCAGTGGTCGTATATCAGTATGCGAAAGCGAAGGGACTGGATGGCATCCGGAAAGAGGTGTACAAGCTGTTCCTGCACGCTGAACATATTTACAAAGAGTCCGGCCAGGGAGAAAAGAAACTGAAATGGGTAGTACAGCAGGCAAGAGGATTGCTGCCTAAGTGGTTGCAGGTAATCATGTCCGAAGATGTACTGCTGAAAATTATTGACTGGTGGTTCAAGGAAGTTAAGGACCTTTTGGACGATGGAAAGGTAAATGGCTCTCGGAACTGATCGGAGAAGGGAGAGAGGAGCTATGGGCTTAAAAATCCTATTGGTGTACCTTTTGGGGATTTTGCTGTGTCAGCCGGTCTACATCTGGGGCATTCGGACATTGTGCCGGATGGAAGATGAAGACGAAGAGCTGTACTGCCAGGACAATGGCATGTACTATGAGCCAAGCAAGCCGAATTATCCGCTTGTGATAATGCTGTTGCTGATGGCAGGAATCTTCTGGCCGTTGGTAATTTTGTTTGCGGTGTTCGTTCCGTTGACATTTTTGCTGATGGACAAGATGGGACAGTTGCATCCGAAAGATGATGATGAGATGGACCCAGAAGAGGACACATACTTATGACCGGGTGGGGAGAAATCCCTGCCCCTTTTTTGTGAATGAAGGAGAATTTACAAATGGCAATAGAACGGAATACATACACAGATATTTTGTTTGACGCTTTGATGGCTGCCGGTTGCACGGTATATGGTGCATGTGCGGCTATGGGGAATATTTACGCAGAATCCAGAGCGAATCCCCGGAATCTGGAAAATCTCTGTGAGAAGAAATTGAACTATAAATACACGGACGATACCTACACGGAAGCAGTAGACTCCGGAAAGATAACGAGAGCGTTATTCCTGCATCCGTTGGGAGATTCCAGGCAGTACGGTTACGGATTCTGCCAGTGGACATCTGCCGGAAGAAAGGCCGGCCTTTACGATCTGGTTAAGTCCAGAGGAGTGTCCATCGGAGATGCGAAGACGCAGACAGAGTACATGCTGAGCGAATTGAAGACGAGCTATAAGAGTGTCTGGAAGGTATTGCAGACCGCAACCTCAGTGCAGGAAGCGTCCGATATCTTCTTAGTCAAGTTCGAGGCTCCGGCGAATGTAGGTTCGGCAGTGAAGAAAACAAGGGCTTCTTACGGGGAGCAGTATTTAAAGATTTACCAGAATCAGAAGAAGGAGGAAAACAAAGTGAGCAAAATTGAAAATGCAGTAGCAAGAGCAGAGGCAATCGCCCTGGACGATTCACATGGTTACGACCAGGTAGACCGTTGGGGCAATCCGAATTACGATTGTTCCGGGTTGGTAATCAGATGTTTGGAAGAGGCCGGAATCCCGGCAAAGTCAAGCGGAGCAACCTATACAGGCAACATGCCGGAGGTTCTGCCAAAAATCGGATTCAAGGATGTTGCAAAATCCGTGAATCTGGCAACCGGTAGCGGAATGATCCGGGGAGATATCCTGCTCGGAAATGGACACACAGCATTCTACTGCGGAAATGGTAAACTGGTGCACGCAAGTATCAACGAGAAAGGAACGGTCACAGGAGGAAAGTCTGGAGATCAGACCGGTAGAGAGATCTGCATCCGCAGCTATTACAATAAGCCGTGGATTCATGTGTACCGCTACACCGGAGTGACAGCATCTGCATCCGGAACGGTTAATGTGAGAAATTATCTCCAGAAAGGCGATTCCGGGGACGCAGTAAAAGAAATGCAGAAAATGCTGATCGGCTGCGGATTCTCCTGCGGAAGTTCCGGGGTGGATGGTTCCTTTGGCGGAGCCACGGAGAAAGCTCTGCTTGCGTTCCAGGTATTTTACGGTTTGGAGCAGGATGGCAAGTACGGACCGGCATCTAAGGCTAAGTTGGTTTCTGTTTACAACGGAAAGACAGCAGCCAGTGCTCCGGAAAAGAAGAACACTCCGTCTTATACTGCCGGACATGAATACACCTTGCAGGTAGAGCTGAAAGTCCGGACGGGTCCTGGAACAAACTACAGCGCAAAGAAACATACGCAGTTGACGGCTGACGGTCAGAAACACGATAAGGACAATGATGGCTGCCTGGATGCAGGAACGGTCGTAACGTGCCAGGAAGTACGGAATGTCGGAAACGATATCTGGATGAAAGCACCGAGCGGTTGGATGGCTGCTTATTACGATGGCAAAGTATACATCAAATAATGCCTTTATGGCAAGGAACTAAGAAAATTAAACACACCTCTTATGGTCAAAAAAGGAAAATATGTCACATTGCCCCGGTATCACGCCGGGGCTTCTTTTTTTATTGCGGAGCAAGTCCGTAGAATAAATCAATATACAAAATTCACAAAAATTCCCCTTCAAATTTGACGAAATGTGCCTGAGCAACGACAGACGTTTTTAGATACTAACTTATGCCTAAGAGCTAAAAGCTGGTATAGAAGCGTGTACGATGTTATAGCCATATATGCTGAAAATGCGGTTCTGCAAAGTTCAATCTGAGTTCCGAAGTTATCCACAGGAAGAATGTTGATAATGTGAATAAGTCGAAAAATCGAAGCAAAAAAAACATTTCCTATATATAAAACCTTGTAAGATTTCTTACATGATTTCTACACCATAATTAGAGATAGAGTAAGAGATAGAGATAAAGATAGATAAAGAGATAAAAAAGAATAGCACTTTGCGTTGCAAAGATGCTACACACACTAATTCGACAGCTCGAAAAATAATTGAAAAATAGAAGTAAAACACTTGACACGTTCGAGTTATCGAAGTATAATAAAGTTACAAAAAAACAAAGCAAATACACGATACGAAGTAATGCAGGCGGCAAGGTTGATGGAATAGTACATATGCTTGTCAGACGGTTCCAACCCCGTAGGAATGCAGAGGACAGAACAAATGAGAAAGGAGGAATTGCCCGTTGGGAAAAAGAAAACACAGGATTGAAGAAAAAGAAGAAGAGCTGCTTTCAGAGCAGTTGAAGAAGACCAAAATTGAAATTTATGAATGCTGGACACATATCGTAATTTCCATAGTAACAATGCTGATAGCAGTTGTTACGGCAGTTTTGACCTGGTTCAAGTAATGTTCTGAAAAACAGCTCGGTAGCCGGGGAGACAAGTTCTCCTCGTGCTACCAAGTTTATCACAGAGGAGGCAGAAAGTAAATGAAGAAAAGCAGAAGAATGTTTTCACTGGCTATGCTGGTGTGTTTGATTGTCGGAGTTTCAACCGGAATCAGAGAATGTATCGGAGCCGCATGTGCGCTGGCATTCGTAAATGCAACACTCGGACTGGAAGATTTAGAGAAGAAAATGGAGGATAAGAAATAATGGATGCAAAGAATCAGCAGGACAGAGCAAAAATGGTAGAAGAAGCGGTTGGTCGTATGTGCCGCCTGGGAATGATGCCGCAGGCAATCACAAAATTCAGAAAGCAGGGAACGGTCCTTAAATCTGAGACGGCAGGTATTCTGTACGATTTGAACGATGAGGAGAAGAAAGCTGTTACCGACTGGGAAGAAGAAAGTGGCGGTATTGTATACGCTGCAATATTGAGCAATATGGTGTTTGGAAGATGCCTGGCGTTGCTGTATGTTAGTGCAGAGGATGAGGAGTGGGAACTGGATAGAGAAGACCTGGAAGGAAGAGTTCCACTTGCGTATGTGTCAAATTTGGACGCTCCGGATTGTTCCGAACTTGGAAGCATTGGAATTGCATCTGCAAATGGCGGCTTAGTAAGAACAGAGTAGGAGGTGGCGTGATGCTGGAATATAACGAGCAGACGGAAAATCTGATGGAGATTGCTATGATGCTGGAACAGCTCAAAGGCGAGAGTGAGTATCTGTTTGAGGTACTGACAGACATTGATAGCATAACTTGGAAACAGAAATTTGTTGACTGGGCGAATGAGTTCACAGAAACCTATGAGCCGAACAAGGATGTGTGGCCGGGAAACTACTTGGAAGTAATCGAAGGATTTGCCAGAGAGAAAATCCTGGAGTTCGCCGGAGTGGAGGAAAAGGAGTAATGAGACTGAGAAGAGCAGCGAAAGGCATTGTCAGAAAAGGCAAGAAGTCGAGCGTATACAGAATCGGATTCAACGATGGAGATGAAACAGAGCTGACCGCAAATGGTATAAACGAACTGGAGAAACTGTGGTTCTCTTTATGTCCGGAATTTGAATGCGAGCCGGACGGCGTAAACTATGTAGAGAGAGTAGGATATGAGGAGGAAGACTGATGGGAAAAGAGTATGAGGAAATCAAGGCTGAGATAAGCGTGCGAATCAGCACAGAGGACATTGACGATATTGTTACAACGGCACTGGAGGGCGGTATTTGCTACTGGTGCAGGCGAGCAGAAGTCAAAGGAAAGTATCTCGGAGAATTTGCATCGGAGCAGATCAGCAGAGGAGGAGTCCTGGTATTGCATGATTCGGTGGATGGCAAGAAGAGAGAACTGAACAAGGAAAAGTTGCTCAGCGGAGTAAAACAGTATCTGGAGGATGAAGACAAGCCGTACAATATCCTGGTGGATGCGGAAGACTCTGTAGGATGCAGCAAAGGAGTCTATGAATTGGATTGTTGCATGGTAGATGCGACAGTGGCAGACATGATTATCCAGTATGCGATATTCGATGATGTTATTTACGGATAGGAGGACACCGGGATGGAGGAAAAGAAAATTGTAGTGTATGTCCTGCATGGGTTCTGGGAGAACGAATTTACAAATGGGTGTACAGTGGTGGATGTGTCGATTGACCTGGAGGCGGTCATGAAGAAACTGGATGAAATCGTTGAGAGCAAGGCACGAGAGTATGTGAAGGTGCAGGAGGATAAAGCCGAGGAAGAACGGGGATTCCGGTATTTTGAAATATGGGATGAGAACGGGCAGAGTGCTAAATTCTATATCGTAGAGCAGTATCTGGAATTATCGCAGAGTATGATGGAGGCGATTGCTGAATCATTAGCGAAAGGAGCAGAAAAATGAGAAAAGTATATCAGTGTGAGCATACAGTACCGCCGGTTTGGTGGTTTACCTTCGCAGACAGAAATGCGTTGGGAGAGGAAATTGTAGTAGAGTTCCGAAAGAACGAAAACACGCATGGAAAGCATTCGCTTCCGGCAATGTGGAAGAGAAAGGGATTCATAGATAAAGAACCGGAAACGTGGTGGGGCGTTCAGACCTATGTAACGGACCGGCAGGGCAGATGTTCCGGAAAGTACAATCCGACAACCAAGGATGGAAAACTGAATTTTGAGTGGTTGTTGGAGGCAACCGAGGAAAATCGCCAGAAGATAATTGATGAGATTTACCGCAGGGCAAACGCTATCTGGTACAGGGAAGATTGGTATCTGGAAGACCTGGAAGAAGCAATCCGGAGTACAGGCCTGGAAGTAACCCAGGAAAGAGTAGACAAGCTGTTGAAGGAGTGCCACCGGATATTTGATGATAAATCCGGAAGAAATGAGATGCTGGCCCAGAAAGCAAGCAAGCTGTTTGAGGAGGAGTAGGAAATGTTTGGAAGACTGATTCTTGAAACCTATGTACAGGACAGATGCCGGGACGTCAGATTTAAGGATGAACACTTGACCTGGTTCGAGATTAAAAAGAACGATGCGAAGCGGATTGTGAAGAGAATGGGGTGGGAGAGCCTGGCAGATTTTCTGAACAATTACACCTGGGATGATACGGAGATTCTGTATCAGATAGCTGATAACTGCGGAATGATAGTTGCTGATTGGATTGAAAGAGAGGTAGAGGATGGAAGAAATTAGAGGAACTGACTGCAACGAGCTGATAAAAAAGGTTCTGGAAGTTGAGGAGTTGCGACCAGTGGACCTGGCAAAGAAAATCGGGGTGAGCAGACAGTATGCGAACCAGATTATTTCCAGAAGCAAATACGGTATTCGCTGTGACACGTTGGAGAAAATCGTAAGTGCGTTGGGATATGAAATCGCCCTGGTAAAAATAATTGAAAAATAGAAGTAAAACACTTGACACGTTCGAGTTATCGAAGTA